CAGTAGTTCTTGCGAACGATGAAGTAGTAGCAGTTTGAAGAATTGTCAATGCTGTCGGCGAAACTACGCACCAGTTAGCAGCACCACGTCTAGTTCTTGCAGCAATCAAGTTTGCTTGTTGATTGATCATCACTGCCAAAGCAGCAAATTCATCACCAACATAAGTAGCAGTTCCTGACACAGCAGCCTGATTAAAGGTTGTAGGTGCCACTGGAACTAAATTACTCAACTTGAACAACATTTCTTGGTCAATTTCAACAGTAATTTCTTGAGCAAGTGCTTGCATGATTTCGGCTTCGATATCAATACCATGAATAGCATTAGCATCTTGTGCAGCTTCAAAAGTCCAACGAGCAGACAGTTTGCGTGTCTTTGCTTCGACGGTTTCTTTCAAAATTTGGATGCTGAGCTTGTTACCTGGCACACCTTCAAGTCTTGCTGTCGAAGCGGCACCTGGATAACTCGGATCTTCATTACCCGAATATGCCAGTGCGATTTCGAACGGGCTCAATGCTTCAGTACCGGCTGTAACACCAGCGGCTGTATTAGCATATCTTACACGTAGAGTGTGAATTTGACCTACGGGTCCTGTCATTGGTTGAACGCCCATGATTTCATTGGCGATAACCGTTGGCATTACACGTCGTATCAACGGCAACATTACCTTATTCAAAACAGCGATATTACCTGCTTGTGTTCCACCTTGGGTAGCCGATTCAGCTAAGTATCTACGAGTATTCTCAAATACTACGTCCATACTTTGACGGCGGGTTCCCGAAAGGCCTTCCAACAGGGCTTCTTTAGTTGCGCCCCAATTTGATTCAAATAGCTTATTGGCCATCTTATTTCTCCTATTTACTTAGTAATTCCGGCTAAGGATATTAATTTTCTTAATTCAGATTGGTCTTCACCATCTGCGCTTTCTCTCAGAACAGACGATGTTCTGTTACCCGTTCTTTCAGACATGACACTTTCTCTTAACTGTGGTCTTGCAGGTCTTTGAGATTGTGTTTCATTTAATACTGATGGAAGATACTTGTTAAAGGCATTTCCCAGGTTCTTTGTCTGAACTGATTCAAGTAATTCTTTCATTACTCCTTTCTTTTCTTTCGAAAGTGGAGCAAGTAGTTCTGTCATAGTCTTTTGTCTTTCGACTAAGTCTTGTGTTGCTTTCAATTTAGAATCGAGACCTTCGACAATCTTTGAATTCTTTTGAACTGATTCTTTCAAAGTTTTCATCTCGACATTCTTTGATTCTAATACTTGTTGAATTTTATAGAGTTCGGTACCTTCATTTAGATATGAATTCATAAATTCAACTGCGACACTTTCGAAAATTCTACGACCAAATTCGTTTTCACGAGCAATTCTGATATCTTCTTTGAATTGGGACATTTCTGCTACTAATGCCTTTTCAATATTTTTGTCGATAATAGTTGATGCTCTCTTGATGAATTGTTGTTTAGTTTCTTTCAGTTTTTGTTGACCTTCGGATACCATTCTAACTTTTTGTTCTACAAGTGATTTCTTATCGGTTCTAAACTCGCGAATTTCTTCGGCAAGTTGTTTCAATAAGAAGTTTTCAAGTTTATTGAAATTCTCTTTCATTAACTTTGAATCACTGTGGAATTCTCTTACTTCCTTTGCTATAGATTCCAATACAAATCTGTTTAGCAATTCTGTGTGTTTCTTCATGTTTTGTTTGTAAGCGACACGTTGTTCTACTAATTCTTTTTTGTCAATCACAAACTCTTCGAGTTCGACGCGGACTCTGTCTGTTAAGAATCGATCCATTGATTCCACTAAGACACCTTTATCGTGTTCGAACTTACGAGCAAACTCTTCTCTGAGAGTTGTTGCAACTTCTTCACGAGCTTCGGTGATCTTTGAACTCCAGGCTTCTGAAATCTGAGCCTTTAGTTCGTCTGACATTCCTGCGCTTTCGCTCAAGATCTCTTCGATTTTCTTTGCCATCTTGAGTTTCTCCTTAATAAATCTTTAATTCATTTATAAAACTAACAACATCTTTCTGAAGTTGTTTCTGTGCCGACTTCTCAGTTGGCGCATATCTTGCTGTTTCAATGACTCTGGCGCCACCTTTCATATTATACAGACTTTCGTATATAACCCTTGGATATGCATTAGGCGCACTTGGCTGAGCAACTAAATCTACAGTCACAATTTCAAAATCTGAAACCATACCATCATCACCGTACATTACCCGAACCCCTTGATGATACACCTAATTTAAATCCAGATTCCAACAATGTTCTTGCTATGTTACCCATCGGAGTAGTGAGAATTTTTAATTTACCATATCCATCATTTCCTTCCATCCACATTTCTGTTATAAGATGACTTACGCGATCAAGATTAATAGAAAGTTCCTCAGGATGATCTAGTTGACCGTCCCACGCTGCCTTCATTTGCTATGATTTTTTTCGTGATTTCATTTACTGCCCTGGCAATTTCTCTAGTAGGGTATATTCTCTGGTTTTGATTTCTAATATCTCCCTGAATAAAAATACCTTTCATATATAAATCTTTACCACCGAGACTATTTCCTTCCTCAAGTAATTGTGCTCGACTTTTGGTAAAAGAAACATATTCATATAAACTATGCTTTTCCATATTACTCTTTCTCCAACCTAACAGCATTCCAAAAATTAGAATAAGAACCGAATACTTCAATAACCTTTTTCTGATTTATTGCCATAATCCCATTCATAAATGGTAATTTTGGGCATTTTATACCCGATAAAGTTTTAATAGAATTTCTACAAAACTCATCAAATTCTAAATCACTTAATTTCTCAAGTCTATTAAATAAACTTGTCTGCAAAATATGATTTTTTGTACTTATATCATACCACTTAGCCCCGACTCGAATTTTCGCTTCAGCTGTATGTGTTTTGCCATACATAGGATTTAGTTTACCGGGCATTGAGCAACCTGTCGGATTCGATAATAATTTAGTAGCTAATATTTTCTTCTTTGTCTCTAGTGAGTGACGTTTTCCAAACATAGGATTTAACGACCCGGGGAATCCTGCTTGAACTTTAGCTTGACTCCTATACTCCTTTACTAATCTCAAATATTCATCTTTGCCAACTGCTTGTATTATAAATTTCTTAAGAGTATTTTTTGAATTTCTCCAAAAATCAAAATCTATAGAAAATCCAGTAGCCTTTACATATTCAATAAATCTAGGTGGACATCTATATTTATTCCAGGCATACTTTACAACTGTATCTATTAGGTCCTGATCAGATTGTTTTATTTCAACAATAACAACTTTCATTTTTTCATAATCTATATACAACAAATCTGGAATTTTTTTCCTACCATCCACTTCGGAAATCATAGCAAATGGTTCCATTATAAATTCAAAATGCTTAACGTGCTCTAAATATAGGCAAGCGTGAAATTCGTGCAGAGATCTACAATAGTGTTCTTTGTAAAACCCTGCACATCCTCTTTGAATCGTATTGGCCATTGTATCTTATTTTCTACAAAATTACATTGGCTTCGGTGGTGCTTTGGTTAAAGGCGACTTCTTACCTTGAGTTCCAAAATTACCAGTGCCGGAACCTGTGCCTTCCCATTTATCGCCCTTGTCGGTCTGTGCTACGGATTTACCTTTACCGAAATTTGTGTTATCGCTAACACCGGATTCCTTAGTGTAATCGCCGTGATAATCACCATACATATCTCCGGCACCCTTAGTAAAGTCAACTGGTTCGCCACCATAACTTGGCTTTGGCGGAACCTTAGTGAATGTACTCTTATCTTGCTCGGCGCCCTTTGGTGTATCTTTACCAGTTCCTACATAGCCAGGATTCTTAGATCTTTGGTTGGTGTCGGATACTTTCTTGGTAAATTGAGTTTCTTCATCTACCTTTCTCTTAGTTTTCATTTTGTCGGCTTTGGCTTTGTCAGCCTTGGCTTTTTCCATTTTGGCTTTCTTATCAGCCTTCATTTTGGCTTCGGCTTTCTTGGATTCGTACATTGATTCGTGAGTTTCTTCTTCGTCGCCATCATATTCTAAATCCATGTCTTCGGCGTCATCATCAGATCCGAATTCATTGTCACCAAATTCATCTTCGATTTCGTCAAATTCGCCTGGCAAGTCTTCGTGATTTGGTTCGTCCATTTCTTCGCCCATCAGCGCATCAAATTCAGCACGAAGTTCAGCAAGTTGATCTTCAAGATCAGTAATCCTTTCTTCTTCGTCACCGAGTTGACTTTCTTCGTCGGCGATTTCGTCATCTTGGAGATCTTCATCTTCAAACTCGTCGTCTTCAGGCTGGCCATCCATTAATTCATCGGCGCCAATTTCGTCTTTGTCGACGGCAATCTCTTTAGTGAAATTATCATTCATATCGCCGCCGGACTTCGCCTTCGGCCTCAGTGATACTTTCATAAACCAAGCGTGCTTTCTCTACGATAAATTCATGCAAGAGTTCAGCGGCCTTTTCAGAATCTTCATTAATCAGAAGTTCCAATACATGTTCAAGTTTTCTCTTTTGTGACATTTCCCAATCTCCTGTTGTGATTGAATTAAAAATTCAAAGTGATGCTTTATTGTAGATATTTATACAAATGAATTAAATATAGTGTGATATGGTTCAAAAAGAACCATATTTACATTATCTCAGCAAAGATTAAACTCTGCGAGGATATTAATTTACCGTGGTAGAGTACCAATGTTGTCTTTGATTGCTCTGCATAATCGATGTATACCATCAAGGACTATGTATTCATTGTGTTCTTTGGTGACTAAAATTGGTGCAGCTAAGTCGGCATTTTGAATTCTTACCAGATCATCGTATTTTATAGTTTCGTAAAAATACGGTAGTATCCATTTTAATTCATCGACATTAAAATCTTCTATTGGCAAATCTTCAGCTAATTCAAGTAAAGAATTCGCCCTATACTCAACACCGTTGTGAACTACGATGCTATCAAATTCTTCCTGATATATTTCTTTTAAGATTTCTCTGAAATTCATTCTAGCTCACCGAAACATATATTTATCATTGGCGATAAATATATCTTATGCGCCTATACGAACTATTCCATACTACTACTTCTTTATTTGAAGACAAAATCCCATTCATTGCCTCTAAACAGCGGTGACAAATTACTTCAACGAGCTAAAGAAGACCTAGGTAATCGAGCACCTACCGATACCACACCAGAAGAAGTCCTCCACGAACTAGTCAAGGCAGACCCCACTAACAATCAAAAATATCTTCAGTGGATTGTTAATACATATATCAGTGGTCAGTTCAAACTTGAAG